CTTGCTGAATGAAGGCGGTGTAGACTTCCAAAAATACATGGTGTACCGTGTCAAGCGCATTGGTAACGAGACGCTTGGCCGTGGGCCGTGTATCGAATCTGCGTGTTCTATGGCGGCTATTGAGCGAGCAAGCAAAGAATACGAGCGGGCGGCTCGGCTGGCAGGTGTGCCTATCTTTGGCATTGGCGCAAGCATGGGGCAGAATGGTTTTAGATGGGTTGACCAAGAAAACGCATCAATGCTAATCTACAACGACACGGGCATCAGCGGACCTCCGCAGACAATGAATCCTCAACAGAACCCTGACTTCATGTTTAAGTACATGGAGCTAGTTACGGGGCAGATGCAGAAGCTGTTCTACCTAGACTACTTCAATCCCGTCATGGACAAGCGGAACATCACCGCATACCAGACCCGTGAGATTGTTGGCAAAGCACAGCAGATGGTTGACCAGTTGGTCGGGCCATTGGTTCAAGAGCGTCTTAATCCATTCTTGCAGTGGGTATTTGTCCTTCTTGGTGAGAGCGGAGCCTTCAGTGAGTGGGGATCATGGCAAGACATTCAGAAAAAGATGGCTGGACGACGGGTTAAGTTTGTCTATAAGAGTCGCCTAGCCAATGCACAGAAGCGTATCAAGCTTATGGCGGACATGGAGTACGCCGAATATGCAGGAGCCATTGCACAAGCCATTCCAGACCCCGTAATGCAATATGAGTTTATGATTCGGACTGATTGGGCGAAGTTGCCTGAGAAGATTCGTGAAGGTGTGAATGGATCGCTTGACTTGCTCCGTGATAAGAAAGATGCAGAACAAAAGGCACAGCAGTTTGCTGAAGGAATGGCAAAACAAGCAGAGCTTGACAACATGGTAAAAACGGCAGATGCGGCCTCCAAAGGCTCTCAACCTGTTGAACAAGGTTCACCGACTGCAATGGCTCTAGGAATGCGATAAGGAGAATATGTGAAAGAAAAAAGCACAAAAGAGTGGCTTGGTGTGTTTGGGCGACTAAATGAAAACCAAGATTTTAAAGATGCAATGGAGTATATGTATCAAGCATTTTCATTAAGCGGAAGCGTATTCCAGTTTGGGAATTTGCCAAATCCGTCAGAAATGTTATTTGCAAGAGAAGGTGCAAGAAGCTTTAAAAACAAACTAGAGTCCCTAGAGGACGAACTGAAACAACAGCTCAAAGATGAGCAAGGAGAAAATAATGAGTGAAGAAGTAACGGATACCGCAACTGCGCCCGTAGAAGAAGGTGCAACTCAAACCGAAGTTACACAATCGACAGAGACAACTACGCCATCGTTACGTGATGTATTTGCTGAAAAGCTTGGAGATAACTTCAAGTCGTTTGAAAAGTACAAAGACGATGACTCTTTAATCAACGGCATTATGTCTGCACAGCAGATGATTGGGAAAAAGGGAGACATCCCGGCAGAAGATGCTGACGACGAAACGAAAGCTGAGTTTTGGAAAAAACTTGGTTTTGGCGATGACATGAATATTGAGCTTCCAGAGTTTGGGGAAGAATTTGGAGACCTTGCAAACCAGCTCCCTGAGTATTATGGAGGCATCAAAGATCAGATTCTTGAAATTGCAAAAGACGTTATTCCAAAGTCTGGGAATGTAAACGAAATGCTTAATGGCATTATGAGCGAATTTGTAAAGCGTGATGCTGAAGCAACAAAACAGCAGCAAATGGAAAATACAAAAGCTCAAAAAGAACTACTTGAAAAAGTTGCGGCAAAGAATGGACTTACTGCTGAGCAATTAGGATCCAAGACAGAAGAGATTATGAAGCGTCAGGGATGGGACAACAACACTCATTTTACAGAAGTATTATTGGAGTTTGCAAAAATGACAGATAATAGTACGGAACTTAAAGATGCATACCTTCATAACACCAGCGAAGGTATTGACCAGCAGATTGCAGAGATTAGTGCATCTGATGAATATTTGCGTGAAAGTGGGCCAAAGCATGACTTGGCTGTAAAGAAGGTTCGAGAGCTTCTTGAGAAAAAACAAAAGTTTGAAAATAAATAATTGACAAGGTAGCTTCCAATAGGCTATCTCTTATTTAGATTCAGTATAAACAAATTGATACCTCGAAAGAGCCAATTGTTTCTGAGTCAGTCGAGCAGACTTAAAATGCAGGCGTGACCCCTCCTATTGAGGGATACTCTAACCGAAAATTCGGTATATCAAGTGATATGCCTTGTTTAACGTAATTGTATAACTCTAATAGGAGAAACAAAATGTCTAATGAACTCTATAGCGTAATGCCGACGAAGCATTATGCTTCAACGCTTGACGTTCTTTCGCAGGAGCACTCAAAGCTCTTTGGACGTGTTTGGAACAAAGGAACCTTGACTGGTGAAGAAGCATATTTCAACCAGCTTGATCCGTTCGACATGACCTTCAACCGCAGTCGCTATGCTGAAACGAGCTTTACCGAGCCCACGTATCAGCGTCGGCGCATCACCAAAACGCCTGCTACCGTAGCTGTGCCGCTTGACGATCTGGATCTCGTCGAAACTCTCGTCGATCCGAAGTCTGAGCTGTCTCAGAATGGTATGTATGCCGCTGGACGGGCCAAAGACAAGATCATCTGGAATGCTATTTATAGCACAGCCCAGACTGGAAAAGCTGGTGGAACCTCCACCGCATTTGATACATCGCAGATTGTTGATGTCCAAACCGGCGGAGACTCTTCTGACGTTGGCTTGAATCTCGAAAAGATTCTCGGCGCAGTTGAAATCATCATGGGCAACAGTGTTGACCTTGAGAACCCGATGAACAAGCTCTGCATGGTAATCAGCCCCAAACAGTGGAATGACTACCTCCAGATCGCTAAGTTGACCTCCGATGACTACATGAGCAAATCGCTTAACAGCGGTCGTCTGGCAATTCCGGGCGTTCCGAACGGTGAAGTCATTGTGTCGAACATGGTTCCGTACATGAACACCGCAGAAACCTCTGCTAATGTAGACCTTGAAGGTGCTGACGTAGCATGGAGTGACGGTGGAGCGGCAATCGATGTTGACACCACTTCTCATCGTGCAGTAACCATGTTTGCGATGTCTGGTATTGGATTCGGTACTTGGCAGGAAACTCAGGTTAAAGCTCAGGAACGTCCTGACTTGAACAACATCTGGCAACTCTGGATGCAGATTCAGTGTGGTGCCTCTCGCCTTGAAGAAGGCAAAGCTGTTGCAATCGAGTGCCAAGAGTAACCTGATTCGGAAGCAAATGGCGGGGACGACCACCCGCCTTAACAAAAATAGATATGGAGAAACATGATGAAAAAATATATTCTAACATTACTGATCGGAATTTTAGCCGGAACTCTGTTTGCCGCAAACTACGAATCAGACACGTTTGGTACAAAGGATCAATCCAACAATGGGCGGATTATTGCTGAATATTTCAGCTATGCAACTGGAACTACAGTTCACACGAATGACACGATTGTTCTTTGTCGCATTCCTGAAAACGCCCGCATCGTTGATGGTGAAATTGACGTTACCGCAATGGGTGGATCACAGACATTTGATGTTGGTCTGATGGGTGCTGACGGTTCTGGTTATTATACTGGCACTACCGCAAATGACGTTGACCTGTTTTTGGACGGAATTTCTTGTTCAAGCGCAGTTGCTGATACGTTTGCAAGCATTGCAGAAGACGACACAAACGCAGGCTTTGAGCTTGGCGGACGTCCGGTTTATTTGACAATTACCGCACCGTCTGGTGGTGCTTCATGGACTACTAACGAAACCATTCGAGGCGTTGTGTATTACATCGCTCCGTAAGTAGACTATGGCGGGGCCGACCACCCGCCTTTTAATTTAACAGGGAGTCACACATGGGCTTAGATCGCACAGCAATCTGCAACACAGCCATTGGAATGTGTGGCTCTACTGATTTTATTCAAAGCATTGACGACACAACATCTCCCGCCGCACGTCGATGCAAACAGTTTTTCCGCCAGTCAGTTTTAAAAGTTTTGAGAAAACACGACTGGAACTGTGCAACTGACACAACAGAACTTGCGCAACTCACAGCCTCACCAACATTTAAATACGATAATGCGTATGCCGTTCCTGCTGACTGCGTAAAAATAATCAACGTGTACGGAGACGAAAACGGATACAACTCATACGACAGGTGGCAAGTGCGTAGTGGCAAGATTGAAACAGATTTAGATTCGGTTTATCTGGAATATGTAAAAGAGCCAACAGATTATTCAAGCCTTGACATTCTTCTTTCAGATGCAATTGCTGGAGAGTTAGCAATATTGTTATCGGCAACAATTGTAAAAAACCCTGAAACGTTTTCGATGCTATCACGAATTGTACAAATGCGCTTAACAGAAGCCAAAGCAATAGATACTCTTGAAAACAAATACATTTACCAAGAAGCAAGCGTCTGGAATGACGCAAGGAGATCAATACTATGAACCTAAAAGAATACGCAGAAGAAAAAAACATTAGCATATCTGATGCTAAAAAAGAAACTGGCCTAACGCATTGGAAGCAAGAAGTTGCTGAAGACTCTTCTGAAACAAAACCTGTATTAAAAGAGCCAAAAGCTCCATCTAAAAATAAAGTTCTTGCGCTTCAGCAGGAAGCAACAAGGCTTCGGACATACCTTGGTGAGTGCAATGAAAAATACTTAAAGCATGTTTCGTGCTACAGAGACCTTCTACCGGAAGAATATCATAAAGCAAAAGAAAACATTAAGATGTACTTATGAAACGCTTTTTAGCAATTTTTCTTATTGCATCCACTGGATGGGCTGATCTTGCCATATTAAATACGTTTAATTCAGGTGAGCTTTCACCGCACATGAACGCACGTATTGACTTTGAAAAATACAAATCAGGGTTAAGAACGCTCGAAAATTTCACTGTTTTAACATATGGCGGCGCAAGAAAGCGTCCCGGCACTGAATACATATCAAATACAAAAAGCAACAGCGTAGCACGACTTGCTCCTTTTTCTGTTGGTGTAGACCAAACTTATGTAATGGAGCTTGGAGACGAATACATTCGCTTTTACAGCAATGGAGCTCAGATACAAGACACAAACAGTGTTCCAGTTGAAGTTGAAACGCCATATAGTGCAGATGATGTATTTGAGGTTCAGTTGGCACAATTTGCTGACACGATTTACATGGTTCATCCCGATCATCCCGTACAGAAACTTCAGCGTACAAGTACTGCACCAACCTTTACAATTGAAGAAGTAGATTGGGCTTATCCTCCTGTAATGGACGAAAACCTTACAGATATTACACTTACTCCTTCAGCAATAACCGGAAGCGTAACAATTACAGCAAGCGACTCGCTGTTTACCACGAACCATGTTGATTCTGACTGGGTAATTAGAAGTCCGTATGAAAATAGTCAAGCTGAGTTGGATTTATCTTCTGCAGTTAATACAACATCAACTGTTATCAGAATTGAGGGAGACTGGAATCTCCGAACAGTTGGAACAGGATATGATGGTATATTAAAGTTACAGATTTCAGAAGATGGTGGATCTACATGGGGAATATTTAGAGAGTATGAATCTTCAACCACTACCGGTGCAGAACGAAACTATGACCGTTCTGGAACAGAATCTGAAATTGGCGTTCAATACAGAATGATTTTTGAATCAAACGGAAGTGGCGATGGTGTTGCCTATTTAAAAGCAGAATCTGCTTATTTAAACGGATGGGTAACAATTACAAACTATGTCAGTTCAACACAGGTTCAGGCAGTTGTTCAAAGCGACCTTGGCTCTACAGAAGCAACAGACCAGTGGTATGAAGGAGCATTTAGTGATGAGCGTGGCTACCCGAGAACCGTAGAGTTTTACGAAAACAGACTATGGTTTGGCGGGACAGATTATATGGTCAACACACTATGGGGGTCTGAAACTGCAAATTATGAACGGTTTCAAACCGGAACTTATGATGATTCGTCTTTGCGGTTATCAATTAACTCAGACAACATTATCGAATGGTTACTTGGAAGAGGTCAGCTATTCATTGGAACATTGGGTGACGAATGGATATTAAGTGGTGGAGACTCATCAACGCCCATAACGCCCTCCACAGTCGTCGCACGGCGTCAGACGGGCTTTGGGTCGAAAAACGGCTTAGATGCGCTCATAGCAAGCGACAGCATCCTTTATTTGCAACGTCAGGGCAGAAAGCTCAGGGAATTTGAGTACTCTCTTGAATCAGATGCGTATAAATCAATTGATGTAACTATGCTGGCTGAACACATCACAGACGGAGGGATAGTTCAGATTGACGATCAACAACAGCCTGAGCCGACAATTTGGTGTGTCAGAAGTGATGGACAACTTTTATCCATGGCATATTCAAAAGCTCAAAATGTAGCTGGCTGGAGTCGTCACATTACAGATGGAGAGTTTGAAAGCGTTGCGGTTATACCGACAGATGGAGAAGATAGGGTTTACGTGGTTGTAAATCGTGACGGTGGCAGATACGTGGAATGGTTTAAGCCATTTGAATTTGACTCTCAGGATGACGCTTGGTTTGTAGATTCAGGTCTTGAATATGATGGTGTAGATGCGCTTACTGTTACTAATGCAACGGTTGTTGTTGATTATCTTGAAACGGAATCAATCGATGCTGTTCCTTCTGCTTTACGATGGAACTTAAGGTGGCATGACACTGGTTTTGACATAAATGGTTCAAATATATACGAAGACCCAAGTGAAACATATTCATTTTGGAAAAACGGAACAAATTGGACAATTACTTTATCTTCTGACATTAGCAACAATTCAAGCAATTTTTTCAAGCAAAGGAATTATCCTGAAACAATGTTCGTAACCGGAGCAGGGACTTCTGAGGTAAATGATATTTATGAATATACAACATCTTTTATTGGGTTTAATATACCTCCTGATAGAAACTATGGTTGGATTGCCGATCTGTATGTTATTTTTTATCAAAATAATGATTGGCGGTTAGGCGAGATAAATCAAGTAGAAGATTATTCTG